GTGAGCGCCCAGAAGATCGTCCTGACCAAGCGTCTGCTGTCCGGCAACGCCACCATCCGCGCCGACGTCGCCGACACTGCGGCTGCTCTCGGCTCCGGATCGTGGGTCAACGTCACCCTGCGCGGCCTCGAAGGCTCTGCGGCGTACGCGCGGGAGAAGGCCGATCAGTACGCGGCCATCGCCGACGAGCTCGACAAGCTCGTCGCATCCGGAGGGGCGGAACCGTGGTGAGCGACTACATCCAGGTCGACAACGGCCGCATCGTCGACGCACCCAATCCGAAGACCACCCTCGACGTCTGGTGCGTGATCATCCTGCTCGCCACCGTCGCGATGATGGGCTTCGTTCTGTGGGCGGCATCATGACTGCCGACTGGCGAGTGAGCGCGGTTTGCCGGACTGTCGACCCTGAACTGTTCTTCCCGCAGGGCGAGTCGTCGACGGCCGTACAGGAAGCCCAGGCCATCTGCCGGACCTGTCCTGTGATCGCCGAGTGCGCGCGTGAAGTGCTCGACATGGCCCGAAGCGGCGTACACGGAGTGTGGGCAGGGCAGTACTTCGGCACCACGACACAGGGCCGCAACACGGCGCACGAGCGACTGGCCGCTATTGCGGACGGTGCGACCGCCCCGCGTCGGAAGCGCGACGACGAGCGCGATCTGAGACTCGCGCAGATCGAGCGCATGATCTCGTGGGGCTGGACTACCCCCGAGATGGCCAAGGAACTCGAGGTCAGCAAGCGTCAGGTCGAGCGCGACCGGTCACTGATCCGCTATCGCGCTGGACGAGAAGCGGTGGCGTCATGAGCGACTACCCATCGAGCTTGACCCTCCGGCCGATCGTCACGTGGCCAGGAAAGCCGACGGCCGAGCGCGAGCGATCGAGGTTCTCGGCGCAATGGAACTCCACTCTGCGACTTCTCGACCGTGAGCTGTTCGAGCTCGGCAAGGGCAACCGTAGCGCGGTCGCAGTTCTGCAGATTGCCATGCGCGAGCAAGACTTTCGCCAGGATGGAATGCCGCGGGCGAACTCACGGCCCGAGCACCCGGGCGTCATCCTCTCGATCACCGACTCGATCAAAGGTCCGCTGTCGTTCCCGTGCGACAAGTACGACCGTTGGCAGGACAACCTCCGCGCGATCGCACTCTCGCTCGAAGACCTGCGAGCGATCGACCGACACGGCGTCACCCAGAACGCCGAGCAGTACGTCGGATGGAAGCAGCTCGACTCGGCTCCCAGTGCACCGCAGCTCAGCGTCGAAGCCGCCGAGGCGGTACTGAGGCAAATCGCAGGCGACAACCACTCTGGGTTGGAGCTCGGCACTCTTGCGCAGGTCTACCGCCGCGCACGACGAAATGCGCACCCTGACCGTCACGGTGGGGATCGACTCTTCTGGAACAAGGTCGAAGCCGCCGCCGAGGTTCTCAATTCAGTCGGGAGACTCCGATGACCGAGTTCACTTCCGAGATCGTCAGTGCGCCAGGCGTGTACAGCGATATCACCGATATCGACTACCACTCCGACGCGCGCACGCTCTCGTCGTCCGGAGCGCGCAAGCTGCTCCCGCCGTCGACGCCGGCACAGTTCCACTACGACCGCCAACACCAGGCCCCGCCGAAGAAACACTTCGACATGGGTCACGCGGCGCACACCATCGCGCTGGGCAACGGTGCCGAGTTCGTGCGCATCGATGCCGATGAGTGGCGGACGAAGGCAATCAAAGAGGAAGTGCAGGCCGTACGGGATGAGGGCAAGATCCCGCTCAAGCCCTCCGAGTACGACGCGGTCCGCGAGATGGCCGAGGCGATCCTGCGGCACCCGATCGCCCGCACCCTGTTCGAGGACGGTCGTCCGGAGCTCTCGCTGTACCACGTCGATCCGGAGACGGGCGTGAGTCTGCGGACGCGGCCGGACTGGATGACCGAGCTCGGCGGGCGCACGAACATCGTCGACTACAAGACCGCGGTGTCCGCGTCGGATCACCACTTCGCGAAGTCGGTCGACGACTACGGCTATCACGTACAGGACGCCTGGTACACCGACGCCGTTCGCGCACTGGGTATTTCGGACGATCCCGGATTCCTGTTCGTTGTGCAGTCGAAGACCGCGCCGTATCCGGTGAACGTCTTCGAGCTCGATCCGGAGGCTCGCGCCATCGGCCGCGAGCTCGCACACCGCGGTATCCGCACCTACGCCGAGTGCACGGCATCCGGCGAGTGGCCGGCCTACCCGATCGACATTCACCAGATCAGCTTGCCGCGTTGGGCTGCAAGCAAATACGCAACGGAAGGCGTCCTGTGACCACCAACGACATCGCACCATACGAGGGCCCCGGCGGCGTTCAGATCTTCGACCAGCAGTCGGCACCGAACCGCGTCATGGAGCAGTTGCAGCAGCACGCCGACGCGATGAGCCTTGCCCTCGATCTCGCGAGGAAGATGTGCAACACCGATCTCGTCCCGAGGATGTACAAGAACAACGCCGAGAACGGCACTGCCGCAATCCTGTACGGAATGGAGATCGGGCTCAACCCGATCCAGGCGCTGCAGAACATCTTCGTCGTGCACGGTACCCCGGCGATCTACGCGCGCACCATGGTTGCGCTCGTGAAGGCGCGCGGCTACTCGGTGTGGACCGTCGACTCGACCGACGAATCGGTGACGGTCTCAGGTCGTGCGCGAGGTGATGCGCACGAGACGACGTCGACGTGGACGATCGAGCGGGCGAAGAAGGCCGGCTACGTGCCGACCCCCTCTACGGAGGATTCGCAACGTCGCCCAGAGGTCAAGGGCGACTGGGTGACCGTCACGAAGACCTTCAACGGCAAGTCGACTGTGTCCATCGTCGGCAACATGAAGTACATCACCGATCCCCAGGCGATGCTCTATGCGAAGGCCGCGTCCGAGGTGTGCCGCAGAATCGCCCCCGAGGTGCTGCTCGGTCTGGCGCACTCGGCCGAGGATCTCCAGTCCGAGCCCGAGCCGATTCAGGCCACCTCGAGCGTCGACCGACCCGAGCCGACGAACGTCGGATGGCAGGACCGTCTCGGCGTCACTGCGCCCGCTCCGGAGAAGTCGATCGCCCCTGAGCCGGTTGCCGACAAGAAAGCGGAGGAGCCGAAATCGGCACCGGAAAACGGGACGCCCGAGCCGCCGAAGGAAGAGCCGAAAAAGCGGGCCACTAGCGCAAAATCGCAGGCCAAGCCCGCCGAGAAAATGGACGAGCCGCCGGCCGAACCGGCCTCGGATCAGAGCGCAGAACCGGAACAACCGCCGGCCAAGCCTTCGTACACCGTCCCGAAGGATGCCGCGACGGACGCGCAGCTCAAGAGGCTGGGCGAGCTACTCGACATCGAGAAGCTGGGCACCTCGGCCGAAAAGCTCGAGTGGATCAACTCGACGTTCACTACGGCGTACATCAACCCGAAGCAGATGACGAGCAAGCAGGCGAAGGAAGCGATCGACTACCTCGCGGGCGAGCAGGCCAAGGAAGCGCAGCAGTGAGCGTCGTGCTCGTCCGTGCGTGGGATACGCGGCACAACCCAGTCGGCTATGCGGTCACCATGGTCATCGACGGATGCTTCGAGCTTCCCGGTGACCACCCACTGGTCAAGCTCGTCGAGCAGAGCGAGGATGCGATCTCGTTCTTCACAATCCTGGAGACCGAAGAGCTGCAGTGGCGCTTGATCAACACACGGCGCGTCGGCGACCCGGTCGAGTACAGCGTTCGCTTCTACTCGCGTCCGTGGATCTCCGAGCTCCGACGCGAACTCGTGTCCGATCAGTGGTTCGTCGAGAACGTGATCGAGCCCGCCGGCGGAACGGCCGTGCAGCCATGACCGACCAGGACCACATCAAGGCCTCGGTCGACGCGCTGAATCAGTCCGACATCAGCTCGTCCCTTGCGCACGGACAGGTCGCCGTCGCAACGCACCTACGCGGCATCGAATCTCAACTCACCGAACTCGTGGCGCTGGGCGCGAAGGCAGTCGGCGTAGTGCTCGACGGGCGCGACGTCGGCATAGATCTCAATCTCGAAGCAGAGAAGCCCGTGCCGTTCACACCGGTGCCGGATCCGGCAGCCGCCCGGGCGTTCCTGATCGAGCAGCTCGCCGAACATCTCGAGGCGACGTACGCACGGATCACCGTCACCCCTCACTGGCCGATCCTGGCCGAAGCAGCCCTCGACTGGATGGAGAAGTAAATGCAGACACGATTCCCCGATCTGAAAGCCGAGGCGCGAGCAATGAAGGAGGCCTACGAGGCCGGCATCCCCGACGCCAAGGTGCGGTCGCAGTTCGAGGAGGCTCGCGACGTTCTCGACCGAAACATGGAGCGCCTGAACGAGCAGATCGAGGCACTCGCGGTGGCTATCAGTCCAGCTCGGTCCGAGGAAACGAAAGGAGGAACCGAGGCCGCGGACAGCCCGCATCACGGTTCCTCGCAGGTTGTCCGTTACATCGACCAAACCTCATGGGCCATCGACGCTGCCGTCGATTCGCTCATCCGTATCCGCCAAGAAATCGAACTCTAGGAGCCCCCGCATGACGAAGAACGTAGCCAGCAATCCGCGCCCGCTCGTCGACACCGCCCGTGTCAATTTCAGCGGCATGTCCGAGGAGTCGTTCGAGGATCTCGGCGAGCAGAACATCGGCGACATCCGATACTTCACCGTCAAGGTCCGCGTAAAGGGCTTCGGCGCAGTCGATATGGCCGAGTCCGGCGTGCGCCGATCCGCGGCGTGCAAGGTGCTCAAGGTCGTCGAGGGCATCAGCGAGAAGGTCAAAGAGGAAGACGACGGCCAGGGCTCGATGCTCGACGACGACGGCAAGGTACCCGACGTCGATCCGGACGAGAAGGGCGAGACCGAAGAAAAGGCCGGCGGCGAGAGCGAGAACGTGACCCCGATCAAGGCCAAGGCCGCGGGCCCGCAGTTCTCCGGTGGTGACGACGAGTGAGCGCGGTCAGGGTATTTCAGAAGCGGCCCATTCGAGTTCGGGCAGAGCAGTGGACCGGGGGCAACACCGAACAGATTCTCGACTTCACAACCCTCCCCGCCAACGCTGTTGGAGGGGCCGCCGTCGAGCTGTTCGTCCCCCTGGGTGACATGAACGACCTGCAGTGGGCTCGCGAATCGATCGGTGACGATGCCGTGCAGAAGATGCTCGCAGACGGCGCGACGGGCGCTCTGTACGTCGCCGCGAACTGCCAGTGGCTCGGCATCGAAACCGGCGAGTGGATCATCCAGGACGAGAACGGCTTCTACCCGTGCAAGCCCGCGACGTTCGGAGTCACCTACGAGGAAGTTCATCTCGCCGAGCCGGAGAGCCCTGGCGAGACTGTCCGTCGGATCATCGCGGACAGCCCGCTACGCGGCGGTGACCGAACGTGAACTACCCCAAGGCCGACGGCAGAATCGTCGTCATCCTGTGCCGGGGCATCGGTGAGCCGTACGGCAAGAACACCCTGTGGCTGGCGACCAGGAACCTCGATCCGAAGAGGTTCCTGGTCGTCGAGCTCGAATGGTCCGCGCAGTTCGGCGCGGTCCCGGTGTGGAACGGCGAGAGCTTCGGTGCGAGCGTCCACGCTGCCGAGGCGGCGTTGCTCGAGCTCATCCGCGCGTACCCCGGTGCGGTCATCGTCGGCTACAGCGGCGGCGCTCAGGTGGCCGGCAATGTGGCAGCCCAGATCGGAGTGGGGTCGCGCCTGGGCCTGTGGATTCGCGCCGTCGGACTGCTCTCGGACCCGTCTCGAAACGTCGATCAGCTCATCGGCGGGAGGCGCGGAACGCAGGGAATCATGGGCGGGCGCTACATTTCGGGCAACTTCCAGGTCTGGCAGCTCTCCGCCCCTGGCGATCCGATTTCGGATCTTCCGATCGGCAACGGTCTGTCTCACCTCGCGCTGTACATCGAGTTCTGGTCGCTCGTCGATCCGGACGCGTGGATACGAGACCTCAAGCGCAAGGCGCTCATGGGCCGACTCAAGTGGTGGGATAACTCGATCGACTGGGCCGGTGCCTACCAGTGGTCGCTCGGCTACACCCGCGACAAGCGCCACACGAGCTACCACGTCGAGCGGATGCCCGGGCAGAACTACACCTATGTCGAGCGTCTCGGCACGCTCACCGCAGGCCTGCGGTGAGCACCGACCGCGAATTCCGGACCGAGCTCGCCGAGGTCATCAACCGACACTCGCGCGAGAAGCACTCGAACACACCGGACTACATCCTCGCCAACTACCTCGCGGCCTGCCTCGGCGCATTCGACGCCGCTGTCGAGGCGCGCGGGATTCACAAGGGGGACATCAGATGAAGAACAATCTCGGTCAGGTTCCCATGGGGTTACGACCCCAACCGCGAACGGACGCGCCTGGCGTCCGCGTCGAGGTCATCGAACTGCGGCCCGATGGCTCGCGGAAGACATTTGCTCAGATCGACTATACGCCCGAGCAGGCGCTAGCAGTCGCCACCGGGTTCTTGCGCAGCATGGGCAAGCAGATGCCGGTGGTTCTACTGGAGCCTGACGTGAAGTGCTCGCACACAGCGAGATTCGGTGACGAGAGCTTGCTGAAATGGCGCTGCGCAGACTGCGGCGAGGACGTCTCGTGACCGCCAACGAAGCGCTCGCCGAGGTGCTCGGCTGGGATTGGCCGGCCGCGCCCAACGTCCCGAGCTCGGCCGAGGTCGTCGAACAGGTCGTCCGTGACCTCGACGGCCTCGGCTGGGTCATCGTGTCGAAAGAACGGCTGGAGGACTGATGGCCGCAACGATCTTCTACCTCGCAGCCTCGGCCGTCATCGCGCTCGGTCTGGTCGGCATCGGGATCGCAGTCCGCGTGAGCCCGTACGAGCGTCGCACTCTGGAAGGACTACGACCATGAACGACACCTTGGACGAGGACGCCCTGCACGCCGCGGTCGACCTCGTCGGCCGTTCCGGTGCAACCGGATTCGAGCTTGGCCACGTACACGAGAATGTGCCCGTTGAAGAGGCGGGCTGGTACGCCCACGCTCAGTATCGCGGAGCTCGCATCACCGTCGAGGACAAACCCGGACCCGTCGAAGCCGCCGAGGCGCTCGCGCGTCGTGTCCTCAACGGCGCGCACTGCGCTCATTGCGGCAAGACGGTCTCGATGAACGGGTTCGCGAAGAGTCGGTGCCGCTGGACGCGCGAGGGCCGCAAATGGGTACGCGCATGCGAGACCAAGCGATGAAGGCACTCACCGTCCAGCAGCCGTGGGCATGGGCAATCATGCACGGCGGCAAAACTATCGAGAACCGCACGCAGAACTGGAGCTACCGCGGCCCGCTCGCGATTCACGCCGGGGCGAGGACGTCCGATCGGGGCTTCGAGTCCCCGCTGGTACAGAAGGCCGCTACCGGCCGGACTGGGTTCGGATGCTGGGACAGCGGAATCGTGACCTCGCGGCCATGGCACACGTACAGCGCGATCCTCGGCGTCGTCGATCTCGTCGACGTCCACCCCGAGTCCGGATGCTGCAAGCCGTGGGGCGAGTCCGCGTACGTCGAGCACGGCGGCCGCGAGCGCAAACAGATTGTGCACCTGGTCCTGGAGAACCCGCGTCCGTTGGCCGAGCCTCTCCCATGCAAGGGCGCGCTTGGGCTCTGGACGCCGCCTGCCGAACTAAGTGAGTTGATCGCATGACGCTGTTCGACGAGTACCGCCGTCGTACGTGGGAGCCGGTAGACATCTCCGCGCATCAGACCGAACATGCCGAGGCCCTACGCGTCCCGTTCATCACGTCGAGCCATCCACACTGGAACTACGTGACCGGCATCTACGTCGGCGGCGGCGGTGACACCTACCTCGCCGAGGGCGTAGTCCCGACCGACAACGAAGTAACCCTGATCGCATCCTCGCTGCAGGAGTACTGCGAGGGCTGGTACAACCCCGGATTCCGCCACCTGATGGCGGACTTCGCGCCGTACGACGTCGACGGCGGAGCGAACGGCACCTACTTCCGCAAGCGACCCGACGGCGGATGGACCTACCGGAAGCGCACGTGGCGTGGCGGATACACCTGGCACTCGCTCGAACCGACCGAACCCCTGCCGCTACTCCAGGTGCTCGACTCCGCCCACTACTCGGCGAGGCGGTGGACGACATGGAAAGCCGCGCGCCCCGAGCTGTTCGCCGGCGGCGGTGATGCCCAGTGAGCCGTGAGCCGAGCCTGTTCGACTTCGAGGATGTCGAGGCGAAGGAGCGCGAGCTGGCCGAGTGGCGGAAGAACTTCGAGCGCGTCGACTGGGTCGCACCGTACGAAACAGCCAGCGGTCTCAAGAAAGGTGACGTCACACTCGGATGGCGCTGCCCCGCGTGCTGGGATATCGAGCCCAACGAGTTCCTGCTGGAGCTGAACCACTGCCTCTCGCCGAATCGTGTCGGCCGCGCAGCGAAGCTGACCGAGTGCTCGCGCATGGAACTCCACATGGCTCACGCGATCTACGACCGCAAGCAGCGCGAGAAGGCGGCACCGAGCTCGTGACCGCATCCCCCCTCTTCGACCTCGAGGACGGCGCTCAGCCCGTCGGACGCTTCGACTGGGAGCGAGTCATCCGACGTGTCACCGTGCCCCCTCAGGCGATGTTCCTGGGCCTCGTGCTCGCCACCTACGCCAACGAGGACGGCTCGCGCGTGCACCCGGGCACTCACCGCCTCGCGCGCGTCATGGGCGTCTCGGTGCCGACAGTGAAAAGGGGGCTGTCGGTACTGCGCGAGACCGGATTCATTCAGCGAGTCAAACAGGGGAATCGGTGGGCGAATCAGAGCGACGAATATCAATTGACGGTCCCACCGAACCTATTCGACTTGGAATTGCTGGAGCCGGACGAGGGAATTGGCCTGCAAAGTCTGGGGATCATCGATGAGCCGTAGAGAGTTATCCACAGGCCCCGGTCCAGGGATCACCGATGATCCTCAGACCGACCCCCCGCCGAAAAGTCTGGGGATCATCTGGAGCAAGTCTGGGGATCATTTGAGCAAAGTCTGGGGATCATCTAGCGAAGTCTGGGGATCACCCATGATCCCCCACCAGAACAACACCACCAACCCAACTACACCAACCACAACACCAACCCACCGAACTCGCCTTCGAACTCAACTCACTACGGCGGGCGGTCGGGCAGGCAGCAAAAGAAATCTCTCGAATTGGAAATCGAAGGGGAATTGACGATGAGAAAATTGCAGACCGTGGTCTACCGGGAGGAACTCGAAATACTCCCCGGACGAGTCACCGATATCCCAATCAGCAATTACCGGCGATGCATTCACGTCGCCCCGCACCGTGATCCACAGAAAGCGAATTCCTGGCTCGAAGTGTCGTTCGAAGCGTTCGTCCACGAGCCCGCCGAGACGATGAACGTTCGGTTCCACGTACACGGCACAGGCGATCGCTTCGACCACGAGACACACGGCAACCCGCCGATGAACCTCGGTGTCACACACCTGGGAACCGTTGCGACGCATCGTGGGTCGCTCATCTGGCACGTCTACGTCGAGTACCCGATTCGAGGTGCCTGACCATGGAACAACCGGGCTTCGACTGGCTCCAGCAGCGCGACCTCGCGCTGACGATCCCGTGCCGATACTGCAAGGCAGCCAAAGGATCTCCGTGCGTCAACAAGGGCCGCGACGGACAGATGCACGAAATGGTGAACCTTCCGGCGCACTTCTGCCGGCTCAATCGCGCCGAGCGGCTGCAGCGCATGGCCGAGGCCGACGCAGAGGCCCAAGCTCACTGGGAAGGCCGCGCGAGCGAGACCATCACCGATGGATTCGACGGGATGCGCTCGACGATGGTGGATCCGATATGAGCGGGCGGATGCCCGGGAGGCCGTGCCCGCACTGCAAATCGGTCGTCGACGCGACGATGGCGATGGGTAATCCTGCCAACAGGCCGAGTCCCGGGGACGTCAACGTGTGCGTGTACTGCGCAGGTGTTTCGCTGTTCACCGAGGACGGGTTTCGGCTGCCGACTGCGAGCGAGGCTCGTGAGCTCGAACTCGTGCCGCAGATCCAGCACGCGATACGCAAGGTCCAGGACTTCATCCTGAACAGGGCGCTGTGAGCGGCGCGATCGTCGGTCTCGACCCATCGATGGGCGCGGCCGGCATGGCAATCCTGCGCAACCCGCGCGTCGTCGAGGGCCGCAATCGTCCTGAGCTCAAGACCATCGCCAGCCAGAACACCGGCGGCACCATCAGCCAGCGAGCCCTCCGGATCGGCCTCCAGGGCGATCGGATCGTCGAAGCACTGCCCGATCGGATCCGGCTGGTGCTCGTCGAGGGAATGCCGTTCCGGCAGCCGAAGTTCAGCGGTCTGTACCAGGAGCGCTGCGCACTGCTGTACAGCGTCACGAGATTCCTTGCGCGCCGGGGAATTCCGGTCATCGAGGTTTCGGTCACGACGATCAAGTACTTCGCCACCGGTAACGGCCAGGCCGAAAAAGAGGATGTCAAGAAGGCCATGGGCGAGCTCTGGCCGAACGCGAACATCCACAACGACAACGAGTCCGACGCGCTCGCCATCGCCACCATCGGAGCCCAGAAACTCGGCTGGTACGAACCCGAACTGCCCTGCCACTACGCACCGAAGATCGACTGGACAGGAGTCAACGGGTGAGCAATCAAGGCCAGTGGGATATCGGAGATCCGGAGCCCGCGCCAACTGTCCAATCGGTGCAGTCGCTGCACTTCGACGACACCAGCGAATACGACGAAGGCGTGCCGCTCACTTTCAACCGAACCATCCGAGGCGACTGGAAGGGTTACCTGTTCGGTGGGAATTTCTACTACCACTGGGATGACTTGGTGCGGCGGTTCGGCCCGCTCGAGGAGCGACCGCTGTGAGCAATGCGATCGCCTGCTTCCACTGCGGCCGGCCATCCGGCGACGGACTCCCGATCTGCACCAAGTGCACCGAGATACTCGTCCGGACGCTGCAGTCGGTGCCCGGACTCGTCGCCGATATGACAATCACGCAGGCCCGACTCGACCGCATGAGCCGCGGCCGCGTCGGTGGAAAGAGTGCGGACACACCGCTTCCCATCTCGATCGACAAGAACGGGGACAATCCGACGCAGCGGCCGTATGACCTGCTCCAGAACGAGATCTCGACGTGGGCTCGCGCGCTCTCCGACCACCTGGGTCACATCTGGCGTACCGACCGGGTGAACACGGTAGGCCTTGCTGTTGCCCTCGGTACCGCAGGCCTGCGCGAGCTCACCCTGAATTGCATGGTCGGACGCCGCCGTGACGCCGCCGCGCTGTCGATGCGACCCGTCGACCACCTCGAGCAAGCCGCGGTCTGGCTCGCCTGCCACCCGCACGAACTCCGGACCCACCCCGCCATCGACGAGATGTTCGACAGCCTGTCCGACGTCATCGCGATCGTGAACAAGGCGATCGACTCGCTGCCCGAGCTGCGCTACAAGGGCGTCTGCACCTACGTCGAATACGACCAGGGCCGCGAACGACGTTGCAAGACTGACCTGTACGCAGAGAAGGGTGAGGAATGGGTCCAGTGCCCACGCTGCAAAGCGAGCTACGCCGTGGCCAAGCTCGATCGAGACATCCTCGCCCAGATGCGCGAAATGAACTACACCGCAGTCGAGCTCATGGATCTGCTCCGACAGCTCGGTAGACGCGTCCCGAAGTCGACCCTGTATCGCTGGATCAACGAACGCAAACTGACGCCCCGCGGGTGGATGCGAGACGGCCGGATCATCCAGCGGTGGATTCACCGCAACGACCCGGCCGTGTACCGCCTCGGCGACGTCCTCGATCTGGCGACACGCACGGAACGTGTGCGCTCGTGACCAGGGCGTGTGTACAGTGGGACTCAAATCCCGCACTGACGAGGGCACCCATTTTCCGGTTGCAGCCCCGTTTTCGTGCCACTCGAACCCCCTCGATTCGGCGTCAAACCTGCGCTCCGCCGTCATGACGTACCTCCGGGCAAGCACGCGCACCACGAAGCGTCCGCTGCGCCGCGCTCCAATCGAGGGCTCAACTCATACCGAAGGGGATCCACATGCGAGCGTTCGCCTACGGGCTGTACGACTGGATTTTCGGGGCCCTCCGCATACCGGAGCCGACCCGCACGGAATTCCTGGAGGCGTTGTTCGGATGAGCTACCCGAGTGAGCGCGCCGGCCACGGCCGCTGGACCCCAGTGCTACGCCCCGCAGTCGGCATCCTGTGGGTGACCGACGACGGAGCGCTGGGCTTCATCCCGCAGAACGGCATCGACCCCGCACCCATGGTCGAGCTGATCGAGACCTTCCACGCCGCCGGCAAGAGCGCGAACGAGGCCTTCGACGCCCTGCTGCTCATCGTCGGATCGCAGGCCAGCTCCGGCGACGTCGACGACTGGCGACCCGACCGCGTCAACGGCCGGCGCACCCAGATCGGCCCCGTACTCACCAGCACCTACGAGCAACCGCTGTGAGCGCCACCGGCCAGATAGGCGAGATTGTGGCATTCGTGGCCACCGTCGCGGCCGCACGCCAGGAAGCCACGCCCGAGCAGCTCGAAGAACTCCAGCGCAAGCTCGTTCCACAGCTCACCGCCATGCGCGTTACCAAGTCGATCCAGGGTGCGAAGACCGTGCTCGCCGAGGTCATGGGCGCTGAATGGAAGCCTCGCGGTGAGCTCGCCGTGAGCCCCGAGTCGGCACTGACCCTGGTGGAGCAAGGCCTGCGCGAGCGTGGCCATGATCCCGAGACCGTGTTCGCACCACCGAAGTGAGAGCATCCAGCATGGACGAAATCGACGTGGTCTACATCGTGACCGAGTACAACTCCGCCACACGTGAGAGCGAGATCCTGGGCGTCTTTGCTGATCAAGCAGCAGCCGACACAAAGGCTCAGGCACACAAGTACGAGGCGCTCGTGTGGGCGTATCCGACCGACGGTGGCGAACCCATCGCCTGCTCCGATGCCTCGCGCCTCTAACGGAATCTCCACCACCGAAGTGAAGCCACCAATCCCACTCCAGGCACGGCCTGGGTACGCATTCGTCAACTTCGTAGACGGGCCCGCTGATGGTCTGTGCGAGGAGGTCAGCCTGCCTCGCCCACAGGTAGTGGCCTACTGGCTGGCGGGCATGTCCGAGGCTGATGCAAACGACCCGACTCTTGTAGCCAAGCCAGTCCACCTCACGCACTACTACCTGCGCAGGCGCATACATCCCGACGGTCGCCTTGAGTGGGTGTACTCGACCCATGGTCCGCGCACGTAACCGCGTCTGCTCCATCCCCGGCTGCCCACTGATGCAGCCCGAGAGTCTCTGCCCCGCCCACCGGAAAGCACGTGAGCTGGGCAGAGGTACCAAGCAGCAGCGTGGGTACGGCGTCGAGCATGACCGCTTGCGCACCCAGTGGAAGCCGCGCGTCGCAACCGGGAACGTGCGCTGCTCTCGCTGCTCGAAGCTCATCAACCCGACCGAGCCGTGGGATCTCGGACACGACGACCACGACCGAACCAAGTGGACGGGGCCCGAGCACGAGGCCTGCAACCGAGCAACAGGGGGACGACGATGACGCAGGAGCTCGACGCAGTGAAGGCTACGACTACGTGGCCCAACCCGTTCCTCGGTAAGCGCATCTATCCCGACTGGTCCAACACCCACGAGCGCAAGCAGATCGAGATGCTGTTCGGTACTGCTGATCGCTCGGCCTTCACACTCGATTCGCTGCCTGCGCAGCGCAGTGGTTGGTATCGACCATGACCAAGCACGAGCAGACGAGTGACGATGCGGAGCTGATCATCGACGCGGACGACGGTCGTGTCGATCTGTTCTTCGCAACGGCTTACGAACAGACCTTCCGAGTTCGATACTCCCGCACCGAGTTCGCCCGCCTGCTATGGCAGGGCTGGGTCGTTCTCATCCGCTCTCTCTGACGCGCTCAGGGGGTGGGGGGTACCCCCTTCGAGCCTGGGGGGATGAACCGCGGGGGAGGGCGCTGACCCGCGCAGAGGGTTCAAGAAACGTCGGTGAGCGCGATGCTCACCGAATCCGAGGCGGCGCGATGCCGTTGAAGGAGCTCCAATGTCATCTCACGGTGGCCATCGAAATCGAAGCGGCCCAACGAAAGATCCGAACTCGGCGAAGTCGGAATCTCTCGGAATCAAGTTCATCAATCTGCCTCCCGCCGGCCACAAAGGTCGCGCACCGAAGTGGCCGTTGGACGGTCCGAGCGAACGCGAAAAGGTGGTCTGGCGCGAGGTGTGGAAGACCCCGCAGGCCGAGCAGTGGTCGAAAGAGAAGCTGTGGCGACTACGCCCGATCGCCCTGTTCGTCCGGTGGTCGGTGCGGGCCGAGGCCGGTGACTGCTCGGCGTCGATCCTCACTCAGGTAAACCGTCTCGCCGACCAGCTCGGCCTCACTCCGGCTGGTCTCGCGTTCAACGGGTGGAAGATCTCCGCCGTGTCGTCCGTCCCGTCGGCCGTCGTCGACGAGTCGGCGAAGGAACCGGCCCAGGTGCAGCCACGACGTCCGCTGACGATGATCGATGGCGGAGCCTGACGAGTTCCCCACTCTCGGCCACCTCGCCGATGCGTGGGTGACCCAGCACTGCCGGATTCCGGACAAGATTCACCGCGGTGAGCCGTTCGTGCAGTCGGCGTGGCAATTCTGGCTCGATGCGAAGTTCTACGAGATCCGGTCGGACGCGCAGCCGAACTCGAACGGCGAACCGCTGCTCAACCAGGCCTTCCGGTACCGCCGAATGCAGGTCATCGCGCCGCAGAAGACCGGCAAGGGTCCGAAACTCGCATCGACCGTGTGCTACCAGGGATGCGGGCCGAGTGAGTTCCTCGACTGGGCCGGCAAGGGCGACGGGTACGCGTGCTCCGACTGGGGTTGCGGCTGCGGCTGGGAGTATCCGTATCTCCCGGGCGAGCCGATGGGCATGCGTCACCCGTCGCCCGTCATCCAGCTCACCGCTGTCAACCAGGACCAGGTCGGCAACGTCTGGAAGCCGCTGACAGCGATGATCAGGCTCGGCCCGCTCTCGGATCTGCTGTTCATCCGTGACAACTTCATCCGCATCGCGGGTGAAGTCGGCGGCGAGGACTTCGACCGCATCGATGCGGTGACGTCTTCGGCATCGGGCCGCGTCGGTAACCCGATCTCGTTCGCCGGGCAGGACGAGGCGGGCCTGTACCTCAAGACGAACAAGATGGTCGGCATCGCCGAGACGCAGCGACGCAACGCCGCTGGTATGGGCGGTCGGACCGCGGAGTACTCGAACTGCTTCGATTCTTCGCAAGAGTCGACAGCGCAGCGCACGTTCGAGTCTCAGGCCGAGGACATCTTCAAGTTCTACCGCGAGCCACCGAAGCAACTCTCGTGGGCGAACAAGCTCGAACGTCGCAAGATCCTCCGGTTCGTCTACGAGGGCTCGCCGTGGGTCAACCTCGACTCGATCGAGGCCGAAGCCGCTGAGCTCAACGAGAAAGACCCCGACCAGGCCGAGCGGTTCTTCGGCAACCGAAACACGTACGGATCTGGCACGTTCTTGCCACCGGGATTGTGGGACAAGGGCTATGCCGGACCCGTGGCTGCCTAACCCGCCGGCAGGTACTCAGTGCGCAGGGGCCTTCGACGGCTCGGAAAACAACGACTGGACGGCGATCCGGCTCGAAACTCGCGCGGGATTCCTGTTCACGCCGCGGTACGGGCCCGATCGTCGTCCGGCGATCTGGAATCCGGCCGAGTGGCCCGGTGGGATCATTCCGCGCGGCGAGGTCAACGCCGCGGTGGACGAGATCTTCGGGAAGTACCGGATGGGCCGGTTCTACTGCGACCCGACGTATTGGTACACCGAGATCGGTGAGTGGTCACTCAAGTACGGCGACGAGGTTGTCGTCGAGTGGCCGAACGACAAGATCACGCGCATGCACGCCGCGCTGGTGAGGTTCCGGACGGACATCGCGACGGGCCGGATCACGCACGACGGCTGCCCGTTCACGGCCATCCATTTTCGGAACGCCCGCAAGGTCGCCAAACCCGGCGACAAGTTCGTCCTCGGTAAGCCGACCAACCACCAAAAGATCGACTGCGCACAGTGTTCCGTCGTCGCCCACGAGGCCGCGGCGGACGCGCGCGAGGCCGGGTGGCCAACGCCCAACGCCGGCAAGACCTCCGATGTCATGTACGGATTCAACTGAGAGCACCAGGAGGTGGCGTGGACGTACGCACAGCGCGCCGATACCTCGATATCGGGTTGGAGCGGCTGAAAACGCAGCTCCCGCAGTGGGAACGCCGCCAGCAGTACTACGAGGGCATCCAGGACGATCCGTTCGCTCCGGACGGCGTGAACGTCGAGTACAAATCGCTGCAGAAGCAGTCGATCGCGAACTGGCTCGGCATCGCGATGAAGGCCCCGGTCCAGCGCATGCGCGCCGACGGCATCATGGGCGGTGACGGCAAGGTCGACCTCGAAGTGTGGCGCAACGTCATTCAGCCGAACCACATCGATGCTCGCCAGCAGATCGTGTTCCTGCAGGGCCAGATTCACGGCCGCGGCATCTGGTCGGTGTCGAGGAACCCGGCGAACAGGGACCGGCCGAAGATCGCCGTCGAGAACAGCAAGCGCGTATGGATCGAGCCCGATCCGGCCGACCCGTTCACCGGCCTGTTCGCCGTGAAGACCTTCTCCGAGGATCTCAACCCGACCGCGACGAGCTCGCTGATCCTCCCGGCGTCCGCAACGGCGGCAATCGGCACGCTGTGGGTCGCGTACGTCTACGACCACACGAACTGGATGAGATTCGAGCGACGCGGCGTCACCGGCGACTGGTCGATGGTCCGCGGAGGCGACCACGGACTCGGTGAGCTGCCCTTCATTGCATCGGACATGAACGTCGACGCCGACGGAATCCCACACTCGGCGATCGAGCCGCTGATGCCGCAGCAGGACGCGGTGAACACCATCCGCTTCAACACCCTGCTCGCGATGCAGTTCTCGGCATTCCGCCAGCGCATCATCAGCGGCTACGACCCGGTCGTGCGCGACGGCAACGGCAACGCGATGATCAAGCGCGACGCCGACGGCATTCCGATCCTCGACGGCAACGGATTCGAGCAACCACTGGTCCGCTCACCCGGCCGCATCGGCGTGGACCGAGCACTGGTGTTTCCCGGCACCGAGACCAGCGTCTACGACCTGGACGAGTCGAACCTGCAGAACTACATCAGCGTCTACGACGACTTCCTGTCGAGCCTGTTCGCCACCGGTCAGGTTCCACCGCAGTACCTGCTCACCCGCATGGCGAACCTGTCCGGAGACGCTCTCACCGGTGCCGAGTCCACGCTGAAATCTCTTGTCGCAGAGATGAAACGCTCCGCAGGCGAGGCGCTGGAAAGTGTCGTGCGTCTGGCGAACGTTGCCCGCGGCAAGGTCGGTAAGGATGACTACTCGATCGAGGTCATCTGGGGTGACACCGAGGCCAAGAGTTTCGCCCAGATCATCGACGGCGTCGTGAAGCTCATCGGCCAGGGATTCCCGAAGCGCGCGGCGTTCGAGATGCTGCCCGATGCCACACCGCCGAAGGTCGACGGCTGGATGGAGCTCGTGGATCAGGAGCGCGAGCAGCAGAACGAGGTCGCCATGGCAGCCATGGCGGCACTGACACCCGCTCCGGGGCCGACGGACGATGGCAACGCAGCCAACGACGGCGGCTGACCACTACCGAGACCAGCAGAAGGTCACCGCCGCAGCGATCCTCGCGACGGGCAACCTCTGGGGCAGCACTCCGCCCGACGACTTCGACGGATGGTTCGAGGCGAATGCCGACCTGCTCGTCGGAGTACTCACCGCCGCGCAAGCTCGCGCGGTCAGTGGTGGTGGCGACTATGTCAAGAGCGCACTGAGCGAGATCGGTGCCGACCAAGATCCGGAGGCCTCGATCGACCCGTCCAGGCTGGTCGGTGTGGCCTCCGATGGTCGGCCGCTGGACTCGCTGCTCTACGGCTCGGTGATCACCGCGAAGTCGGCGATCGCACAGGCCGACGAGGTCACCGACGCCGTTGTGCGCGAGGCCTGGAGCAAGGGGCGGACCGCGCTCGAGGAACGAGTACTCACGCAGGTGGCCGACGCAGGTCGCTCGTCGACCATGCTGGAGATCTCGGTGCGCCCAGGCGTCGGATACACCCGGCTGGTTCGCGTCGGTGGCTGCTCGCGCTGCTCGGTCCTGGCGGGCCGGTTCTATCGCTGGTCCGACGGATTCCTGCGGCACCCGCGGTGCATGTGTCGCCACATCCCGTCGACCGAGACGGCGTCGCCCGAGCTGATCACGGATCCGCGCGAGGCCTTCGACGCGCTGTCCGAGGAGCAGCAGAACAAGATCTACACCCGCAACGGTGCCGAGGCGATCCGCTCCGGAGCCGACATCGGCCAGGTGGTCAACGTCCGACGCGGAAACGCCGGCCTTTCCACCGGTGCCGGCCGGATCACGCGCACGAACGTCTACGGCCAGGATCTATTCATCTCGACCGAGGGCACGACCAAGCGCGGATTCGCGGGCAAGCTGATCCGCTCCCGCGGCCAGTCACCCGCGACGTCGCCGAGGCTTATGCCCGAGGCGATCGCCGAGATCGCCGAGTCACGCGAGGAATACTTGCGGCTGCTCGAGCTCAACGGGTACGCCTTCGATCGCAGCAAGCCTGGCAACCGTGGTTCGCTCACCGGCAAGACACCACCACCGCCGCCGAAGCCGCGCCCGCAGCCGAAGCCGTCGATCGACCTCGATGAGAAACCGGCGCCGAAAAAGCCCGAGCTCAGCGCCGAGGAGAAGAGGGCAGCGCGGGCCGCGGCGAAAGTCAAGACCGCGCGGAACAAGGTCGACAAGTCCGCGGCCGCGCTCGATGCCGTGGCCGACAAGACCGCGATCGACGTCATGCCCTTGCACGCCCGCGCGATCGTCGATCGCGCGAATTTGCGAGACCTCGAGCACGGCAAGCTCGCGCAGCTCGACGACGTCGAGAAGATCGCCCGCAAGCTGCTTAAGGTCGAAGACGATCTCAACGATCCGGACTTCGACATCTTCTACCTGAGCAGCGAGATCGGGCCGAGGTGGGCGACCGAGTACCGCGCCGAGTGGCGACGCAACCTGCAGGACGCGTTACATCTGGCCGGCGAAATTAACGTCGCTCCGACCGCCGAGTGGCCGCTGCCGGGCCTCAAGCGCAAGGGTGCGCTGGAGATGCATCGAACCTCGTTCGTGCGGGACGTCACGGCAACCAACCCGAATTTCTTCTCGGGTGTCGAATATCGGATCAACTGCCAACGCGTCGTCCAGGCGTACGAGCTACGAGCTCGCGGTTACGACGTCACCGCCAACCCGAACATCGTGGGCGTCGACAAAGGCCTGACCGACGAGATGATCTTCGGTGGCTGGACCGACACCGGTAAGGCACCGTCGTCCGGAAAGGATTTCGTCACCGCCAAGTCGGTAGCGAACATGGAGGCGATCGCGCAGGCGTGGGGACCGGGTACGCGAGGGTGGATCACGGTCGACTGGAAGCCAGATCCCTTCACCGGCGAACGCAGTGCGCACATCTTCAATTTCGAGGTCGCCAAGAACGGCACTGTCCGCTACTACGACGCCCAGACGAGCCAAGCCAACGCCAGCTCACATCTGGCGGACATCGACTTCCACCACGCGCGACGTGGCGCGCGAATGTACCGGGTCGACGAGACGACGCCGGTAGACAGCACGCGTACACTCGTCACACCAGCAGCGCTCATCAAACCGATCGAGGAGGTACCGCGATGATCACATTCGACGACGCGCGGCACCGCGTCGAGCTGGAATACCCACGGGGTCCGTACGCCGGGTTTTTTCCGACGATGGAACCGTTCGTCGCAGGCCCGCGCGGAGGCGAGGATGCACGCTCGTTCCTCGTCGGTAGCGCGAAGCCAGCTCTCGACCCGGCTGGCATGCCAGCAATGGACGTCCCGGTGATCTTCGTCGACAAGGCCAGCGGCATCGTCGAATTCGAGTCCTATCTCGAATCGCGAGACCGCAGGCGCAAGATGACGCCGGTCCACTCGGCCGAGGTACCCACCAACTAGACCCCACGCACGACAGCAAGGCCCCGTGAGCAATTCGCTCCGGGGCCTTTTTCGTGCGCCCATTCTTCCCCGCCGCGATGGCTGGGATGTTCCACCGCCGAGGGCGATCCGAGGCGGGTGACTCCGCGATGGAGGAAAAATGCAGGTCAACAAGCTCCCTCAACTCACCGGTGCCGGTAGTGCGCGATGCACGGCCGCGACGGCATTCGAGGAGCGGTACCCCCGGCTCCGATTCTTCACAGCACCCGAAGGCGGAGCAGGTGGCGACAACGGCGGCGGTGCAGGCGGTTCCAATCCGAGCGATTCGGACAAGGGCGGCGGTGCCGACGGCGGCGGCAAGGACGAGCCGCTCGGAGACGGTGGCAAGAAAGCCCTCGAAGACGAGCGACTGATCACCAAAGATCTCCGAGCCAAGCTCAAGGAATTCGAGGACGGGAAGCTCACCGCCGATCAGAAGCTCCAGCGCGACGCTGAGGAGTCGAAGACCAAGGTGGGCCAGCTCGAAGCCGACAACGGCAAGCTCTCGCTCGAAAACGGCCGTCTGCGTGCAGCTCTCACCGAAGGACTTCCCGTCGACTGGGCAGACCGCGTCCGCGGGGAAACGGACGAGGAAATGCTGGCCGACGCCAAGAAGATCAAGGCGAGTCTGCGCGGTTCCGGAGAAGGCGACTACACCCCCGGCGCGGGCGCACGTGGCTCCGACGTCAAGAACGACTCGCTACCCGGCGTCGATCGCATGCGAAATGCGTACGCCGCCAACGACAAAAAGTAGCTAGACCCGCGCGGCCATAGCCGACGGGACGACACCAGAAAGGCAGGTCAGCTATGGCCGTAACACTTGCGCAGGCAGCACTCGCCTCGCAGAACGATCTCCAGAAGGGCGTCCTCGAGACGTTCGTCATCGAGAGCTCCGTGCTCGACCGCATTCCCTTCATGACCATCGAGGGAAATGCGTACGCGTACAACAAGGAAGCGACTCTTCCCGGAGTCGCATTCCGCTCGGTGAACGAGGGATACACCGAGTCGACCGGCACCATCGTCCAGGCGTACGAGGCGCTCGTCATCCTCGGTGGCGACTCGGACGTGGACCGCTTCATCGTCCAGACTCGCGGCAACGTCAACGATCAGCGTGCCATCCAGACCGGGATGAAGGTCAAGGCCGCGTCGTACAAGTTCCAGGACCATTTCTTCAACGGCGACGTCGCGGTCGATCCCAAGGGTTTCGACGGACTCAAGAAGCGACTGACCGGCAACCAGGTCTTCGCGGCCGGCACCAATGGACTTCCGGTGCTCGGCAACGGCAGCAGCGATACGCATTCGTTCTTCGACGCACTCGACACCCTGATCGGCAAGGTGCCGAAGATCAACGGTGCGAACGGCGCGATCTACATGAACTCGTCCGTCCAGGCGAAGTTCCGCTCGGCGGGTCGTCGCATCGGCGGCACCGAGCTGGTCAAGGAAGACCTGACCGGCAAGCGCGTCCTGACCTACAACGGCATCCCGATTCTCGATCCCGGCGACGGGCTCACGGGTACCCCCGTCCTCCCGCAGACCGAGACGCAGGGCACCGCAGCGGGTGTCACGTCCTCGATCTACGCGGTGCGGTTCGGCGCAGACGAGGGCGACCAGGCCGTCACCGGCCTGACCAACGGCGGGGTCATGGTCGACGACCTCGGCCTGCTGCAGTCCAACCCCGCCTACCGCACGCGCATCGAGTTCTACACCGGACTCGCGACGTTCGGTGGCAAGGCTGCAGCTCGCATGTCCGGCGTCCTCGCCGCCTGAGTTCGTCATAAGTGCTCGACCGAGCACGACCCCTGAATTTTCGATCGAAAGGAATGCACCATGGCCGAAAAGCTCACCGGACCCGCGCTGGAAGAGGCACTCGCCGCGCGCGGGCTCCCCAGTGAAGGCAACGCCGACGACAAGCGCGCCGCCGTTGCCAAGTTCGATGCCGACAACGAGTCGTCGATCACCGAGGCTGCTCCGGAGGCACCGGCAGCACCCGATACCGCAGTCGAAACGCCTGCGGCCGAAGAGGTCGAGCCCGACTTCGGTATCGCCCCGTCGACGTCCACCGCGAGCACCACGCTCGATACGGACTTCACCAAGCCCTCGGTGACCGCCCCGGGCGACGGTCCGGCCGACACGACCGATCCGCTCGAGCACGCCCAGAGCGTGACGCCGATCCCCGGTGCCGAAGCTCTGGCGACCGGCACCGTGAACGCCGTTGTTCCGTCGCAGCGTCCGCTCAAGCCGCCGCGCGACGAGTCGCAGGATCGGTTCGAGCAGTACGAGACCTTCGCGCCGAACGGCACCAAGGTTTGGGTTCGCCGGAATCTGGAAACCGGCGAGTCCGTGGTCCTGCGCACCGAGGCGGGAGCGGTGGGAGGTCAGCGACTCGATGGCTGACACGCCACTCGAAGCGCTCGTCACGGTCGCGGCCGTACAGGCTCAGCTCGGCGAGGAATTCGCTGAGCCTGTACGGACCCAGGTGGAGGTGTTCGTTGCCCGCGCGCGCTCGGAGATGCTCCGAGTCGCACCTGCGCTCAACGCGCACCTCACCGTCAATTCGGTCGATCCCGTGCTGGTGTGCGGTGTCGGCGTCGACGTCGTCACACGGGCGATCGAGGACACGCGTATTGGCTGGCGCGTGACCGAGGAAACGTTTCCGGACGTGACGACTCGGTTCGCGGCCGCGGCGGAGGAGTTCATCTACCTCACCGCGGCCGAGGTCTCGAAGCTCCACCCCGTGGCCATCAATGGGCCCGTTGCAGGATCGGCCGGCGCGTACGTCGTGTCGCTGTCGGGCTGATGCGTCCCAGTTCGTTCCGGACGCCGATCGGCGTCGAGCGGCTCATCGGAGAGAACGCGATCGAGAACGAGTTCGCGCCGAAGGTGGTCATTCGAGGGCGGCGCACCAGCCGCTCTCTCACCTCGGCCGACTCCGAGAGCTCCGAGGTGGTCTCGGACACGCTCGTGCTCTTTCCCGCGGGCGTCGCAGTCGTTCCATCCGGATCTCGCCTCACGCTCCCCGAGGGCGAGCAGAACCGCGTCTGCATCGTCGAGAAATCCCGTCTGGTCTACAAGCGCGACAACGTCACCGTCGCGTACCAGGCGCTCGAAATCGTCTAGGAGGCAATCCCATGCCGATCGATTGGACCAGGGCTCATCAGGCCGAGCAGGCAGCCGAAGCGGGCGTAGCGGCCGCGGCCGAAGCACTGCTCGACGAGGTTCGCTCGGTGTACATCCCAGTGAAGTCCGGCGCTCTGTCCGCGAGCGGCATGGCCAAGGCGAAGGGTCTGCAGGCCTCCGTCGGATTCACGAAGGTCTACGGAAAGAAGCAGCACGAGCGCGAGGACTTCGAGCACAAACGAGGTCAGGCGAAGTTCCTCTCGGAGCCGACGAGCAAGTTCGGCCCACAGCTCGAACAGCATGTCGCCGAGGCGATGTCGCGAGTACTCGGCGGATGAGCCAGACCACCCGGAGCCAGCTCCGGACGGGCCTGGCGCTTCACCTCGCCGCGGCCGGACTGGCTCGCTACGACGAGTCCGAGAAGTACCCCACCGGTGACGATCCGGTCAGGCCGGCGGTGTTTCTCCGCGCGGTCATGCCGGACATCCCGGACACCGCGGTGACCATCTCCGTCATCGATGACAGGCGCGATCGGGACGCTCACAATCCCGACCTCTACGTCCGGCTCCGATTCCGCGGTGCCGGCCGATCCGTCCGTGCCGTCGACGACCCGGCGGACGCGGTGTTCAACCACCTTCACACCTTCGAGCCGACCGCCGATCGCCAGCGATGGCCCGGAGGCGTGAACGTACTCACCTGTTTTCGAACGGTGAGCACGGAGTCCACCCCGGACACCACGGGCCGCTACATGCGGGCTGACACATATCGCATCACCCTCAACCCAGGAGATTGACATGCCAGTTCTCAAGCCCCCGAACAGTGCGAGCCTGTTCACCTTCCGCGCTGCGGCGTGGGCGGTGCAGATCAACACCGGCACCTACGCATCGCCCGTGTGGGCGTGGCTGCGAGGAACGTCGAAGTTCGAGCCGAAGCAGACGCCGACCAAGCAGGACGACTCCGACAACGATTCGGAAGGCTACAAGTCCGAGCTCGTGACCGCTCAGAAGCTCGATATCTCGGTAGAGGGCAAGGTCAAGGGCGAGAAGTCGCTCTCGAACGTCATCCCGGATCCGGGCACGACATTCCTGCGAGCACTAGGCACCCAGGTCGGCTACGACAACGTCGCGGATTTGCGCTACTGGCGTACCGACGACATCGACGAGGGCTACCGGCATTTCTTCGCTGTCGAGTACTCCGACGTCGGTGGCGGCAACGAGGACATCCAGAACTACCAGGCCACGCTCTCCGGCCGCGGCAAGCCCACTCGGATCGCTCGCCCGCAGACGACCCCGGTCAACGAGGTGCAGCGGATCCGCCTCATCGGCACCGGGCTCAGCGGCACGTACGCGGCGAAGTTCCTGGGGCAGGCCACAGCAGGCCTCGCGCCGACGGCAACCGCTGCGCAGGTACAGACCGCGCTCACCGGTCTGTCGACCATCGGCGCGAACAACGTCGCCGTCACCGCGGTGGCCGGACTCAACGCGTGGGACGTCGCGTTCCAGGGCACACTCGCAGGCATCGACGTGCCGCTGCTCGTGCTCGATACGGCGGCGCTCACGGGCAGCGCCGACAAGGGCGGCGAGGTCACCACCCTGATCAACGGGCAGGCCGCATAACCCATGGCCTACGACAACCTTCGGGAGTTCTTCGACCCGGATCTTCTACTCCCCGTCGGAGACAAGACGTACCGGATCGCCTCGCCGAGCGCCGACGAGGGTCTGCGGATTCATCAGGTGTTCGCCGACAAGAACGCGATGATCGACGACGCACAGGAACTCTCGCTGGTGTTCGGTCTGCTCGGCGCAACGCGCGACGACAAGACCGGGTTGTGGTCGGGAGGTGTGTACGGCGAGATGCGCGCCGACGGCGTGAGCTGGGCCGAGATCTGGCACGTCGGGCGCACCGCTCTCATGCACTTCGGCATGGGGGCCACCATCGCGCAGATCGCCTGGCACCAAGGCGTCGGTGACACGGGAAACCCGATGCCCCCGGAGCCGAGCAAGAAAGCGGCTCCGGGGGCAAAGAAGGCTGCACCTGCAAAGGCGAGTGCAACGGGGCGCTCACGTGCGCCCCGGGCACGTACGGCCCCGAAGACCCAGGCGGGGGGCCGTACGAGGAAGAGTTCGGCATCCGCGCCTGGTACCACGACCTGAGCAAGCAGCCGAACAAACGGCCGGCGGCGGTCGTGGAGAAGTGGACGTGGCACGACGTCCTCACTGCCTGGACCGCCGTCGAGCTCGACTTCCAGGACCAGAGCATCTACGGGATCGATCTCGACTCCGGAATTCTCCTCCAGCGTTCCTGGCGCTGGCTCCAGACCCGCGTCATCGGGCTCATCACCAACTCCGACTCTCGGCTGCACCGAGTACTCAAGGCGACCGCCGGGAAGGAGGGCTGACCCATCGCACTCGACGTCGGCACCATCCGCGCGAATCTCGAACTCGTAGACAAGAATTGGAAGTCCACGCTTTCACGCGCGCAGTCCGACGTGAAGACGTTCGAGGGCCAGGCACAACGCAGCACGAAGGCCGCAGGCAGCGGGTTCGAGCAGGCCGGCGGAAAGGTTCTCCAGTTCACCGGCAACGTCAAGAACGCCGGCACCGCGGCCGCGGGCGCGAGCTCCGGACTCGCCACCGCGGCCAATGCTGCGAAGTCCACCGCGGGCGAGATGACCGGGCTCCAGACCGCCACTCAGCACGCGGTCTCGACGCTGTCCGGATCCGGATCGGCCGGCGTCGCAGCGGGTGGCGGACTGACCGCGTCCGGACGCGCTGCCGGCGGCGCATCGAAGAACATGAGCGACTTCGCTCAGTCGGCTGCCGCGGCCGCTACCGCGATGAACAGCGCGGGCGACGCGACGAGCTCGGTCACATCTCAGTGGGAGAAGGCCGAACAGCAAGCGGCGCAGACCGGTTCGTCGTTCGGTGATCTCGTGGCCACCACGGTCGGCGTCTCGGCCGGCCTCGAATCGGCCGCGGATGATGCCGATGTCGCCGAGGGCGGCGTCTCCGACCTCTCCCAGGCTGCCGATCGAGCGAAAGAAGCTCTCGGCGCGATGGGCCTCGCCGCCTCGGCTACAGGCCTACTGGCGTTCTTCCAGGAATCAGTCATGGCCGCATCGGATCTCGACGAGTCCATGAACGCCATCGACACCATCTTCACGTCCGCGAACGGCACGATCTACACCTTCGCCGAGGGCGCGGGCAAGGCCATCGGCATGACCGAACTCTCCGCCCGCGAGGCCGCGGCCACGTTCGGCACCTACGGCAAGCAGGCCAACCTCGCCGCCGAGGAGAACGCGAAGTTCTCGGTCCAGATGGCCACGCTCGCAGGCGATATGGCCAGCTTCAAGAACACGAGCCCCGAGCAGGCGATCCAGGCCATCGGCGCGGCGTTCCGCGGTGAGTCGGACCCGATCGAGGCCTACGGCGTCATCATGAACGAGACGATTCTCAAGACTCGCGCCATGAAGATGGGTCTGATCGAGAACACCTCCGAGGCGCTCGAACCGGCCGTCCGGGTCCAGGTTGCCTACGCCGAGGTTCTCGCCCAAACCGCCTACATGCAAGGCGATTTCGAGAAGACTTCCGGCTCGCTGTCGAACCGGCTCAAGACCCTGCGTGCCGATTTCGAGGCCCAGTCGGTCGCCGTCGGCAACAAGCTCATGCCTGCCGCCCAGGCGCTCGTGTCACTGCTCTCCGGACCCGGCATGGCAGCTCTCTCCGGTACCGCCGATGTCGTCGGTCTACTCGCGGACGGCGTCGGGGCGCTCGCGACCTTCCTTGCAGGCCTGCCCGGTCCGATCCAGGCCGCTATCGGTGCGATCGTGGCGATGCGCCTGGCCGCGATGCTGCTCGGTAGCACGATGGGTCAGAGCCTCGTCGGGCGTGTCCGCACAGCAACCTCGACGTTGGGGACCTTTGCCACGCAGGGCGCGTTCACTGCCGCCAGGGCGATGACGACCTTGCGTACCGCATTCGCGACAGCGGGAGGTGGCGTTACCGGCTTCGGCAGCGCGCTCCGTGCGACGGGCACCGTAGGTATGTCCGCCTTCCGGGCGGGCGCGAGCTCGCTCGTTGGATTCCTCGGTGGACCGTGGGGCGTCGCCTTCGCCGCGGCGGCCGCCGGCATGGCCATCTGGATGAAGAACAACGCCGAGGCGAAGCGGCACACCGAAGAGCTCCGCGCGGCCGTCGTCGACACTGCCACCCAGCTCGAAACCTCCGGCGGGCAGCTCACGGCACAGGGCCAGCAGGCTGCTGCTGCCGCACTCGAATCGGTGAAGATGGCCGACGGAACCACCACCCTCGGCCTGCGCCTCGACGAGCTCGGCGTCTCCAGCAAGAATGCGGCCGCAGGCCTTGCCGGCAACCGGGAGGCCATGGCGCAAACGCGCGGCGAGCTCGAGAAGCTGGCGGCCGCCGAGAAGTCGCGTAACCGCGAGAACATCGACGAGTCCCTCAACCCCTGGGTCGGACTGAAGAACGTCTTCAACATCGGCGGCTTCCGTGACGACGCGAACGAGGCGCAGGACGCCCTCGCCGACGTGACAGCGATGCAGGAGGAGATCGCACGGAAGCAGGCTTCGCTCAAAAATCTGGCGGCCAACGGCGGCGACGTCGCATTTGCCAACGACGGCACCGCCGAGCTCGGTGCTATGGCCGAGGCGATGGACGAATTCGCGAAGTCGACGGACGGCGCTGCGAGCAAGGTCGACGCACTGGCCAAGGCGCTCTCCGGACTCAAGGACGACAAGCTCGCGCTGCCCGAAGCCCAACAGGCCGTGAATGATTCGATGCGCGACCTCGACGGACTCAAGGGAACTCTCGGCGACGTCGGAGTCGACGACCGCGGGAACATCGATACCAAGACAGAGGCCGGATCGAAGGCGCAGGACTCGGTGAGCTCGTTCGCGGACAGCTACAACCAGCTCGCCGCGGCGATGTACACCGTCACCAATTCCTCGGACGCCGTCAAGGCCGCGCTGCAGCCGCAGTACGACGAGTTCCTGCGTACTGCCGAGGCGATGGGTCTGACGGAAACGCAGGCGAAAGCCGTTGCGGCGCAGATGGGATTGATTCCCGAGAATGTGGCGATCAACCTCGACACGAAGTCGGTCATGGCGGCGCAGGAATTGGTCGAGACCCTCGGCGACACGATCACCGGGATGCCCGATTCGCAGACGATCGAGGTGAAGTCGCTCACCGACGAGGCCCGAGCCGCCCTGGAGGCGATGCACTTCACGGTCGACGAGCTTCCCGACGGAAAGGGTTTCACCCTCACCGCGAACACCACATCCGCTCAGCAGGCGCTCGACGCTGCCCGCGGCACCATCGATGGACTTCCGCCCATCAAGGCCATCACGATCGAGGCCCCGGGCGCACAGGCAGTCGTGGACAAGCTGCGCGAGGTCGGTGTGGAGACGACGATCAACAACGACAAGCAGATCGTCATCACCGACAACTCGCCGGAGACGATCCAGAAGCTGATCGCTGTCGGTGCGCACGTCACTCAGCTCCCGGACGGCTCGTTCGCGATCTCCGATAACACCGACGTCGTCCGGGCCCGCGTCGACGGGCTCAACGGTCTCAACACGAGCTCCACGCACACGGTGACGGTCGAGGAGCGGAGGTTTCGCACTCAGCTCGGCATGGACGACGCGGCCTACGCGAGCCTGCAGCAACAGTTCGCAGCGAACGCGAACGGCAACATCATTCGCGCGTACGCCGCCGGCGGACTCTCGCCCATGTCCGGACGGGACGCAAAGGTCGTGCCGCCGAACACCTGGCGCGTCGTCGGCGACCGGCAGCAGAACGACGAGTTCTTCATCCCCGACACCGACCAGCGGCAACACGTCGCAATCGGCGCCGAATGGGCCCGACGTCGCGGCCTGACTCTCGTCGACGCGAAGAGCGCACGCGAACGCTACGGGCTGACCGCATTCGCCAACGGCGGCGTGAGCCCGGGTTTCGGCGGCTACAGCGGCCCTGACAGGTCCGACTCGATGAAGCCCCGGAACATCTACGAGGCAGCGTCACTCGGCATCGGTATGGGCTTCGCAGCGCTCTCCGGAGCGAGCGGGCTGATCGGCATGGCGCAGTCGGGCCAGTGGGATCTCGGCCAGCTCGTCAAGCCGGAGTTCGACACGAGCTCGAACACCATTCCCGGCGGCGAGGCGATCATCGGCGCGCTCAATCAGCTGGTCGAGCAACAGCAGGAGATGATCAAAACGCTCCAGGCAGGTGGATTGGTGCAGGCCAAGATCGATCTCGACACCAACTCCGGCGCAGCCGACATGGCCTTGATGAAGGCCGGTTTCGCGTGAAGTCGATCGAGTACGAGCTGCTCGGCGTCGACGGCTCGGTGTGGCCCTTCGGAGGCCTCGGTGACCCGATCGCTCGCATGCGCATCGTGACGATCGACGGGCTCGGCGGCGCGGAATTCACCCACGCGGACGTCCAGAACGTCGACGAGCACGGCGTGACATGGAACGCGACGATGTACGACCCGAACTTCGTCACCATGTTCGTACGCTCGCAGCTCTTCCCGGGCGAGCTCGCAGTGGAAGTGGAGAAGGCTTTTCGCCGCGCGATCGGCAACGGCAAGGATCTGGGCCGGTTCACCGCGCGCTCTCGTCGCTCCGACGGCACGGTCCAAGAACGCTTCCAGCTCGTCCGCAAGGCGAAGCTGCTCCCCAGCCCGAACTACACGCGCACTCACTACCTCGGGTGCTTCGAGTACGAGGGCGTCATGCTGCGCTCGGACGAGTCCTGGTGGCGCACCCTGCCGTACGAGCGCACCTTCACCGCCGCACAGTTCGCCGGGGCCAGCGTGCTGAACGTCTCCGACGAACGCGTGTGGCCGTACTTCGAGCTCACCGGGCCCATCACCAACCCGACACTCGGACTCGACGGCGAGGCGGTCGCACTGCCGAGCATCGGCGCGGGGCAGAAGTGGACGATCGAGACCGATCCGGATTGGTTCGAGATCCGTGACCACCTCGGCGTCGAGCGGTCTGCGATCGGCCGGCGCTGGTACAGGCGAGCTCCGGCCAGCGATCCGAAGAATCCCGTTCCCGTTCCGGTGACGATCACCGGATCCGGTACCAGTGCAGCAACGCGCCTCAAAGTCGTTCTGCCGCAGCTCTACTACGAGGCGGCATGAGCCTCCCGGGTTGGGCGCGGCCGAACACCGTCGACGTCGACATACTCAACATCGAGCTCGGCACGCGCTCCGGATCGATCATCGAGTGGACACCGCTCGGCTCGTACACCCAGGCCGAGATCATGTACCACTGGTACCTCCCGGGCACCATCAGCTTCGAACTCAAGCCGGGTCACCGCCTCATTCCACGTCTACGCGCACTGCGGCGCAAAGCTATTCACATTCGCGTGATCCGCAACGGCATCCCGTGGACCGGACGTTTGATGACGCACAACACGTCCGGCAATCCGCGCAACCCGACGATCCGATTCACCGGGGTGGACTACAAGTTCTGGCTCCAGCGCGGTCTCGCCTGGGTCAATTCCATGTTCCCTCCGGAGTTCCAGATCGGCCTCACGGGCAAGCAGGACGTCATGTTCGGCAACCCGGATTTCGTGCTCAAGTACTTCGGCACGAAGACGTGGGTGCGGACGCGCCGGCCGATCTGCGCCGCGATGCCACTGCACACCACGACCAGCGACTATCCGAACCTCGCATCGTTCAACTCGCTCGATTCGCTGCTCAGTCTGGTCGGTAACGCGATCGAGGAGCTCGCGGTGATCTCGATGCGCTTCACCCAGCTCAACGACGGTTTCTCGCTCACCCGCGATCGCCTCGATTTCGGGTGGAAGCTCGACCTGTGGGACGGCATCGGCCCGTCGCCGAAGGTGTTCAACGCCACGACGCTCTCGCAGCTCCAGTCGATCCTCGACGTCACGAGCGACAACTTCCTGAACTTCACCAACCCCAACAACTACCTCGGCCTGACAGATCCGAGCAGTTGGGGCCGGATGCCCAGGGCCGGTTACGTCTTCGACACCATCGCGAAGAAGGACAAACGTCAGGTCCAGTGGAGCACCGACGGCACTCAGGTGCTCGACATGAACTACGACAGCTCGCATGCCACCGCCACGCGAGCGGTGGTGGGCGGCAAGGCTCCCGAGATTTTGAACCAGGTCATCGAATGGGGGGCCAACTTTGCTATCCAGTTGCTACTCAACGCAATTGCTCCCGGACTCGGTCTCGGATTGGTCGTCGGAGACCTGTTCGACAACATCTTTTTCGCGTACCAGCAGTTTATCGACTACGACCTCGAAGCAGAGATCGGAATCGACGACGCATTCGCCGACATCTTCGCCGACAACACCGCCGCGTACAGCCTCGACGCGTATGCCACCGCGCAAGGCGCTCTCAAAGAGCACTCCGGTAGCGAGGCAATAGAACTCACCGTCCAATCGGGCGGTGCAGACGGGCGCGGCATGAGCTTCGGAGTCGACGACGGTTCCGGACGCCGCTACCAGCTCGGTGACATTCACACCTTCTACGACCAGGGAACCACGATCGAGCAGTACATCTCGAGCGTGACCGTCACCGACAAGCGCGACGGTCGAATCGTCGAGCGTCCAGTGCTCGGCGAGGGCAACCGCATTCGCGGGATCTACGAACGGCTCGTCGTCGGGCAACAGAGCCTCGTGAGCTACTCACGCGGCAACTCCAACAGCGTCTAGGAAGGCGTACGTCCATGGGAATTCAGCGTTCTCGACTCATCCAGCTCGACACCTTCGGCAACCGGAAGAACGGTCTCTCGTACGAGTACGGCGGCGACGGCGACGGTCCTTACGGCGGACCGTCCGGAGACTGCTCGTGGGCCGCAGCCGCCGCCGCTGCCATCCTGCAAGGCCAATCGCCCGCACGACGGTACGGGTCGACCGAGACATGGAACACCAAGGCCTCGACGGGACCGCTCGGCACCGTGCACGGCCGCGGCCCCGACGACGCGGTGCTGCGCTTCGGATTCCTCCACGGCGGCGGCGGCGCGAACTCTCACGTCTCGACCACGATCAACTTCGGCGGCGGCCGCCTGGTCAACTTCGAGAGCCGCGGGAACCCCGGCGGCGTCATCTACGGCAGCGTCATCCGCGGGGGAACCAAGTACTACGCCCGCGCGTGGAACGACCGAATCTTCCACGACTTCTGGCACGTACCCGGGCCGATCATCGAAGACACCAACGGCGCACCGCCCCCGCCCATCCCATCGTCCGGCGGAGTCCCGTTCATCCAGCTCGGCTCCGTCGGCGACGAAGTCCGCAAGGTTCAAGCTCGCCTCAATCGCGACTACCCGGCGTACTCGAAGCTCACCGTCGACGGTGAGTTCGGACCGGCCACGCTCAAGGTCGTGCTCGAATTCCAGCGCCGCGCAGGCCTCGAAGCGGACGGCATCGTCGGTCCCGCCACCTGGAAGGCGCTCCGGCTGTGAACTACCGCTGGCCGTTCCTCGTCGCTGCGGTGATCCTGTCGGCCGGCGCGGCCGCGATCGCATATGTCCTCGCCGTCGACATCCAGTCCGACGCCGATCTGTACGACGAAAAATCCTGAACACCAACACGAAAGAGAAGAAACCAATGACCACTCCCAATGCAGGCCTCGAAGTACTGCGCGACATCCTGGCAGAGCAGCCGCTCGTCAAGCGCTACAGCAACACCGTCACCTCGCTCATCGGCCTGGCCGTCAACGTCGTCTGGGTGCTCGTCGGCCTCGGCGTCGAGATCCCGCTACCGGTCCTCGGCGGTATCGCGATCACGATCCAGACTCTCGCCACCGTCGGAATTCGCTTCACCCCGAACGGTGTGACCGAGAAGCAAGTGGTCGAGATCGAGGAATACGCCGGACGTCATCGAGTAATCGAGAACTGATCTACCGGTGGCCACCGCAGAGGACGGGGACGGTTGTGAGCGAAAGGCTATGTAGCAGTGGACGAGAAGACAGTCTCCCGCCTGCTCACGATATTGATCACCGTCGTGACGCTGGTGTGGGCAACGACGGTGCTGGTGGTGCTGTTCGTTCCGGACGCCCACGTCCCACCGGAGGTCAACGTCATCATGCTGGCGCTGGTCGGATTCCTGACCGGGTCGTACGTGAAGGCCAAAAAGCCCGAGGACAAGACGAAGGACGGCGAATCTGATGTCGACCAGTGATCTTTTGTACTCGACGGCGCTCGCCGCTGTCGCCTTCCTGGCCGGATTCCTGGTTGGGCAGGCGACAGCATGGCGACGATCCGTCAACGGAGACGGGAAGACGGTGATCACACCCGCGATTGCCGACAATGTCACGCGGAAGCGGTATTTCGGTGCGTTCCTGGTCCTGATGGCCGTGATCACGCTCGGTCAGGGGACGTACTACAACTACGAGCAGGGCAAGTGCAATGCCGACTTCCGGCAGACGCTCGAGGCGCGGTCGGCGATTCAGCGCAGCGACAACGCGAATGTCGTTCGGCTCTTCACCGATATCACCGACGATATCGCCACCGACCCACCTTTGACTGACGCCGAGCGCGCCGAGCTCATCGGTCAATTCCAGGCACGGGCGGAGGAGAACGCGCGCGAGCGCGCAGCAACGCCGTACTCCAGTTCGAGCTGCTGACATGCCGTTTCGCGTACCGGACCGAACCCCGCGGGGCAATGCTGGTCAACTGAACCTTTTTCCGAACGGCATTCTGGGGTTCGTGGCCGGCGCGATCCTCGACGGCCTCGACGGGGTTACGCACGGCATTTTCAATCTCGATGACCTCGCAGACGAGTTACGAGGCACGAAGACCGCTGCTGCCAATGCGCAAGCCACGGCGAACGGTGTTGCCGGCACCGCGGCGGCGGCGGTGTCTGCGGCACAGGCCGCCGCCGCCGCTGTAGCGGCGCAGGGCGTCAAGGTCGAGGCCGTAAAAGCATCGATGATCAGCTTCCAGGACGGTCTACCGCTCCAGAAGCGCTCGCATTCGATGACGAACTCGGAGATGACGTTCGACCGAGACGACTTTCCGTCTCCCGTGTCGACGACCTCTGCCAATGGCGCGGCCAGCAGCACCAACAATCCATCCGGATCGAGCGTCGCGAACCACACTCACCCGATTGGGTTCACCTCACACGCGCACAGCGTCACGCCCGGCGGACAGCTCGTATCGGTGCCGAAAGACGTGGTGTACGGCGGATTCATCCTCACATCGTGGGGCGGGCTACGCGAATCGTTCACCTACGCAGTGGGCGCTGGCTCAAGCCCGTGCTCGCTCGAGGTCGCAGTGCTCCGCATGAGTCGCGACGAGGGCAGCGCGGGCGATGTGACCTGCCTGTGGGCATCCCCAGACCAGACGCCGATCATCGGCAACACGCCAGGAGAATTCACCCCGGAGATACCCGAAGGCATCATCGTTCCCGATCGCACCGACCTGTTCGCAATCATTCACCAGTACGGAACGGGGAATGCCCGCCAGGTCTGGGGGAAGAACATCGGCGGACCCGAACGGCAGGGTTTGCTGTACCCGGCGAAGTCGATGGCCCGATTCGGACTGTCCACCAAACTCACTGCAGGGCAGGTTGTCACAGCGGACAGCCTGTTGTTCGATACCACGTTCAAGCCATGGCTTGGAATCGGGCCGTCGCTCAACATTCCACTCCCCGGTCTGGTCCAGATCTTCGAGCCGTTCGACGACGGGCTGATGCCGGCGACTCTCCAGAAGTACTTCCTGGGGCAACCCGCGAAGATCGTCGACGGCAACTTCGTGTTCTCGGGAACGACCGACGGCGAGGCGCTCTACACCGCCACGACGACGATGAACCGCGACGATCACTTCGTCGAATCGGCAATCGCCACACCGGTCACCTCGCAGTCCCAAAGGTTGTACGTCCGAAGCAATGTCGCGATGAAGGTGAACAACACCGGTGTCTCGATCCAGCTTGGTAACTCCGGGACGGTCCTCGCGTCGGGCGCGGCCACCCTGGCCGTAGGTGAGGCGTATCGCCTGACCGCCGACGGAAACGTGTTCACGGTCAACAAGATGAACGGCGAAACCTTCGTGTCGGAGGTCTGCAAATACATCGACTCCGGCAACGCGATCGCGAAGGGCTCCAACAGCCGACTCGTGAAGTTGTCGGCCAGCCGCGGTTTCCCGGGTGTCAACTCAGGCGGGTGGGCTTACTTCCGCGCACAAGATCGTCCCGACCCGGAATAGAGAGGCTCCACCAAATGCAGACTGTCACTGTCAATTTCGATGATCACCCCGAGGAGCTGTACTTCACCCTCAGCGACGGGAATCTCAGTATCGGATCCGAAACCCGCTCGATCGGCAGCGTGTTCGTCGGTGTCCTGGAGCCCGAGGCCACGGACGTGGTGCAGACGGAACCGATCGTCGAGCCCGAGCCCGAGCCCGAGAACGACGACGAAGAATCGGAGGAATCATGACCGTACTCAGCGACCCGGTCAAGAACCTGGCCAAGCTCGCCGACTTCGACGGCTCCGGATATCTCGAGGTGTGGACGAGCATCCGCGACGGCGGTGCCGACGGCATCCTCACCGACAAGCCCGTGCACGTCCCGATCACCGCGGCCGGAATCACGACGCCGGATCTGGTGCCGGGGCCGGCCTTTTTCCGGCTCAAGCTCGGCGCTCTGCGTCAGTCGATCGACGGCCGCTGCATCATTCCCGCGTCGGACGCGCGAGTCATGGACGTCATCACCCCCGCGCTGCTCATCCCCGACGACACTCCGGCGGATCTCATCGCCCGAGCCGTGACCGCGTACCTCGCATCCACACCACCGATCTCGTTCGTGGAAGACACCGCCCGCGACGGCCTGTTCTACCTCTCGACGGACGCACCCGTGGCCAACCCGGACGGCGCACTGGCGGCCGCGAGCAGCTACTACAAGAGCGCCGCGCTTGCCTCCGGTACGACGCGGCTCAAGCTGCTGACTCTCGGCGACTCGACCAACGACGGTTTCGGCGCACCGGGTGGGCCGAACTCGTGGGCGAAGACGTGGCCGCAGCGCCTCGCCGAGCTGCTCCGCACACAGCTCGGTCGTCCCGCCGGCGGCCGCGGATGGATCCCGCCATCCCCGCCCGTCGGGCCCGCCAGCTACTCGTACAACACCGCACAGCAATTGCCCGCCGGCCGCAGCCTCGACGCCCTGAACTTCCAGATAGGCATCCCCGGCGCACTGTGGCTCCAGCGTGGACATGCCACGAACGTCGACGAGGTCGTGTACACCCTCTCGGCCGGTGTGACGGCCGTCGACGTACTCACCACCGGCTACGGCGGCAACATGATCTTCACCGCGGCGAATGCGGGGGCCTCGATCACGAAGAGCTCGACGGGCGATCGAGTCATCACCAGGATCACCAACCCAGGCGCGAGTCTGTCCATTCGCGGCGACGTCGGCGTCGGAATCGCTCTGCTCGGCATCATCGAACACGTCGGCGACGAAGGCGCTGGCGTCACTCAGGTCAACCTCTCCCAGGCCTCGATCCGCGCCTTCGAGGTAGCAGGGTGGCTGACAGGCTCCGACAAGTCGACCTTGCCCCTGATCGCTGCGTACAACCCGCACGTCGCCCTGATCACGCTCGGATCGAACGACAAGAGCTCCGGACGCACACAGGCCGAGATGTCCTCGGCGATGACCACGATTGCGGAACGGCTCCGCTCGGTCTCGGCGCAGATGGAGCTCGTGTTCATCGTCCGGCCGGATTCGGACGCGGCGTGGACCGCGTACGGCAACAACATCGTCACGACCGCAGCGACTCTCGGTGCTCGCTCGCTCGACCTCCGCGGCCAGCTCACCAGCCCGAGCTTGTACATCGCAGACGGCGTCCACTTCAACGAGGCCGGCGAAGACGCCATGGCTGCGCTGGTGCTCGACTACATGAAAGTTGGTGGCTGACATGGCTCGCGCCTTCGTTACTGTCGATGACCAGTCGAATCTGCCGGATCCGGTGAGGACGAGGCTCAAGGGTGAGCTCGACGGACGCTATCCGCCCACGCAGGCCGTGAATTTCACGGACCGAGGTGACGTGATTCCGACGCTGTTCTCGTACTTCGGGAACAAGCCGAACGTGTACAGCCCGCCCACACAGTTCGATTCGAATCATGCGATGTCGTTCTCCGGCAACTCATCTCCGGTGGTGGCGGGCGGAACGCTACTCGGCGTCGGGTCGGGTCCGCGGGCGATGTATGCCCGGACCCCCAACATGGGCGAGCGGCTCACTCGCATCGGCGGTCGGTTCCGCCTGCTTCCGGGCACCGGTACTCGCACGACGGGCGGGACGGTGTGCCTCGGTATCGCGGACGATCTCATCGATTCGAGCGCGGGTGTGAACGTGTCGATGCCGTGTCATTTTCTGACGACGGCCCGAACCTGGTACTACACGGTCTGGACCGAGGGAGTGGGGCAGGTGGTCCTCGCAACCGGAGACTACGCAACCCCGCTGCTGACCGACTACGCCGCCGAGTACGAGATGCAGTGCTGGCTCAATGGCACCACCGCCGTCTTCGACCTGCCGGACGGCACCCGACGCTCGGTAGTCGATTCTCGGATCGGTTCGTACGGTGCGAACTTCGGTTTCTTCGAGGGCTTTCAGCCTGGCGGTGACACCGACGATGTCACCGCGTTCACCCACATCTGGGCTGGTCTCGGCGTCGCGCGTATCCCGAAGCGGACCCTCGACGCACCGCAGGCCGGCAGTTCGTTTGCCGTGGCCGGCCCCACCGCTCCGACCACGCCCGGTGAGTACGCCTGGATCGAGACCGACGGCAACGGCAACTTCATCGACCTACACACAGGAAAGAACTGACCATGCCCAGCGCCTTCCAGAACCTCGAAGCCAGCAACGCGGCACTCGCGGCCGCCCTCGCTACATTCCCGCCCAGCACAGGCGCTCTCGTAGCCGTCAACGACGCTCTCGTCGTCGACGTCTCCCGCGCGTCCAACGTCGTCATGCACTTCAAGAACACCGGCGGCACCGCCATGGCCGCGGGAGTGTTCGCGTTCGAGGGCTCGATCGACTCCACCAACGGCACCGACGGCACGTGGTTTCAGATCTTTGCCGCCCGCAGCAACAGCAACACCGTCGAGTCCGGCGTGACCAACCCTGCGATCGCAGCCGCAGCAGGAGCAGGCAACGCCTGGGAAACATCGGTCAACGCCTACAAGTACATTCGCATCCGCTGCACCACGGCCGTCACCGCCGGATCCGTCGCGGCGTGGACAATTCTGCGCGGCCTGTACGCCACCGAGCCCGCACCCGCCATCCAGACGCACGCGGTCACCCAGTCCGGCGTCTTCACCACGACGCCGGTCACGCCGACTCAGTACCTGCTCACCACCACCGCGACGACGAATGCCGCGGTGGTGAAGGCCTCCGGCGGAAACCTCTTCGAGATGAGCTGCTTCAATCCGTCGGCCGCGGCGGTGTTCTGGAAGATCTACAACAAGGCCTCTGCGCCCACCGTGGGCACCGACGTCCCGATCCTCACAATCCCCGTCGCCGCCGGCGCGCTCGTCCAGCTCCAGTTCGGCGCTGTTGGCAAGCGGCTCGGAACCGGCATCGCGTCCGCTCTCACCGCAGCCGCAGCCGCGACCGACACCGCAGTAATCGCGGCCGGAATTCAGCTCTCCGCCAGCTACACCTAAGCCCCCTCGCAGCAGATCACCCACCCCGAAAGGCTCACAGCCAATGCCCGAACTCGTCACACCGCACTGGGTCAACCGTCTCGTCCGACGCGACGAACGCGAGATCCGGATCGCCGTACTCTCCGACTCGCAGGCCGAAGGCTTCGCGGCCGGATACGCATTCGGCGTGCCCGATGTCCGCAAGACGTGGCCGGCACTGCTCGCCGAGGACTTCGCACGCAAGGCGGGAGTACGTGCGAGCCTGTGGCTGCAGGCCGACACCCCGAACGCCGACCACTGGAACTACAACTTCCGTCCCACGTCGTTCGACGGCTCGACCACTGCGGACCGCACCGGCGACACCAACGGCGTCCCGGGTTCGGTCTGGCTCAACGAGAACAACACTGCAGGACAGACGAAGTCACTGACCTGGGAGCTCCGCGACACCTACGCGATCGACGTCTTCCTCGGCGGCTACCCCGAGTACGGCACCGGTGACGTCACGATCTCGCTCACCCTCGGCGACAACACTCTCGTGCACCACACGGTCACCCCGACCACCCACGTCGAGGTGTTCTCGTACACCGACGCCAAGCGAATCGCCTCGGTCAAGGTTCACAACGCCGTGAACGGAATCCAGGTACTCGGCGTGCTCGAACGTCAGACCAGCAGCGACGACGTCGACGACCGCACCGGCATCGAGGTCTACAACTTCGGGTTCGCCGGCAAGCCCGCGGCGGACTTCGCTCAGTACACCGACATCAGCCTCGGCACCGTACTGCCCGAGCTGCTCGCCGCGCTCGCACCCGATCTGGTGATCATCGCGCTCGGCGGCAACGACGCGGAGCAGGGTCGCACCGCCGCGCAGCTCGAAGCGGACCTCGTCACCATCGCGACCAACGTCCACGCGCAGACTCCGGACTCGGAGTTCCTTTTCGTGGCAATGCAGTACGACTACACCGGCGTCACGCCGCCGATCGTCTGGGCCGACTACCGGACGGCGATCGCCAGCGCAGCGAGCACGACCGGCAGCCTCGTCGTCGACACCCAGTACACGACGCCCCCGGGCGGCGAAGGACTGTTCGTCGGAGACGGCGTGCACTTCACCCTCCCGGGGGCGCGATCGGTGTCCGATTCGATCAGCCCCACCCTGTGGCCACGTTGATCTAGGATCGATCGCAGCGTCCCCCCGGCGCACACAAACCGCCCCACCTCGAGAACCCCGAGGTGGGGCGGTTTCGTCGTTTCAGGCCGAAACGCAGCTAGCGGCTCGGTCGACGATGTCCGACTCCAGCAGATTGGTCGGCCAGTCCGAGTAGTTCGCGGCAAACAGGTCGGACGCCGAGATCGGGCCGACAGAGGTGGGCTCGGCCGGATCTTGACGGACGCGCCAGACGGCCACCTGATTGTCGGTCCCGCCAATGTCGATCACGCCGGCGACGTCCCAGAACTCGCCGTCTCGAATTCCTGCGGCGTCGCCGACGATGACCGCACCGGAATCCATGCCCTGGCTGATCCCTAGCACGACATCCTCGGAAACGGTCTCGCACGACGCGTCAGGTGATGAGCCGCATGCCGAGAGCATTCCGACGACTACGAGCAGGGCGGCGAAGGTGGCTGTCGATTTCACTCACGATGTGTACCAGATCAGGCGGCGGCGCTCTCCTGAATCCGTGACGTCCGCCAGCTCTCGGCGAGATCCGGCACCGACGATTTGTGAGCCTTCACAGCAGTGGGCCACAGCGGGACCGGTTTGCACGTCTCGTGCTCGTCGGCCACCGGCGCCGATTTCTTCGCCAAGAGCACCACGAGGTGGGTCGTCGCGAGCAGCAGGATCGGCGGCACCGCGGCGATGGCAATGGCGATCGGGCCGGAGCTCCACGCGTGGGCGATGTTCCCGGCGATCGAGAGTGCGGCCGACAGTGCGAGCAGCGACCAGGCGAAGGCCTTACCCTCGGCCAGCGCGACGACGGCCAGAGTCGAGCCAAGCACCGTTGCGTCGACGATGAGCGGGACGATCCAGGCCAGCGATGCTGGAACCTCGTTGTGCGCGGCCAGGTCGGCAAGCGCGGTGAAGGACAGGACCGACGAACCGGTGGCCACCAGTACGGCGATGGTGACGGCCGCGGTGAGCACGGCGATAGCTGAACGGTTCACAAATTCTCCTCGATTAATTTCGCCCGTGATGGCCGGCGCTTGTTGACGAGCCGCAACCCGGCACCGAGCTTGTCGACACTCTTCGCTCCGCGCCTGACGTTGCCGGCCAGGTAGATCGACGTCGTCGCCAAATCCTCATGCCCCATCGCCTCCTGTATGTCGCGCGGGTCCGCTCCCAGGTCTGCGAGCTTCGTGCCGAATCGGTGGCGGAGTGTGTGGATCGTGTACGGCAGCCCGATGCCTTTGAGGTGCGCCGATGCCCCGCGCGTCACCCCGTTCGGAGTGAAGGCCTTGCCGTCGCTCGGACGGCGAAAGATGCAGCCCTGGCGGACCATGAACATCTGCAGTTCGGCGAACACGTCGGGCGGAACCCTTACGATGCGCTCCTTCCCGCCTTTCCCGTGGACGGTCAGGAACGCTCCCCCGTTATCGACCTCGCGGAAATCCGAGCGGGCCACCTGGGATATCTCTGAGGCACGCAGGCCGCAGTACCCGGCTAGCAGGAACCAGCCGTAGAGCTGCGCATCGTACTGGCTTGTTATCAGCGCGACCTCCAAATCCTTCTCTGGGATCGGGCGCGGCAGTCGACGCTTAATGCGTGGCATCACGAGATTTCGCGCCATATGCCGGTCCAGGAGGTTGGTGTCGTGCGCCCACGCATAGAACGCACTGACATGGGAGCTGTACGTCTGCACGCTCGAAGCGCACACGCGAAGGCTGCACTGCCATCGGTCGAGGTCTTCCTCGGTCGCCTCGAGCAGTGGCTTCCCGAGGAAGCGGCCCAGTCGATCGAGCTGCCCGCGACGGTGGGTGATCGTCGACTCCCGTGCGTTCCGACGCTTCAGGTAGCTGATGTGTTTAGCGATGCTTTGATCGGTCAT